AATTAATTATTGGTCTCTAGCTTATGCGTGGTATCAAACTGTTTCTGATGAATATAAAAATTATGAATCCTTTGATAACCTTGTCATTCCTGTTCTTTATGGTGATGACAATTCCAATTGCGTAGCAGATGAAATATCTGACCAGTTTACACCCGCTGCTTATTGCGAGGCTGTTAAAGAACTGGGCATGACTTGTAATCCTGTCTCTGACGAATGGCTTACTATTGATGAAATTACGTTTTTACAAGCTGATTTCACAACGAAACTTGATGGCAAATGTGTGTATCATTTAGTTCCCTCCAAAATGTATGAAAGTATAAAATGGAGTACTGATTGGTCTAATCCTTGTATGGATATGCAACGTGCTGTCGGAATGCTCCGTGTGGCTTGGTCTGATCCACCCGCGCGAGCTTATTTTCGTAAAATAATAGACTTCCTTTTTAATAAGTTTGATCCCATTATGAGCAATGTGCCAGAATGGAAAGCCGCTAAGAGTGGCCACAAGACTGATGCAGAATATGCAGCATTTTATTTGGGTTTCGAAACCTCTTGTGATAGTGTTAGTTTGGGTTGTAAAGACCAAAAAGACATTCAAACTAATGTTAACTTAAAAACTATGGAAGTTTTCTTTAAAAGTCAAGCCAGACGGGGAAAACGTAAAAATAAAAACACTAAAAAGCCCGCTCCTCCTGTTCCTTCAAGGAATAATAAAGCTTATAAAGCTTCCAGGAATGGAGTTCAACAAACTAGGGCTAAAAGAAATAGGCAAGGGAGGCAACGCCGTGGACCTACCATGGGTAGTTCTGCCGTCAGAGCAAGAACCGTTATTGCACCAGTCTCCTCTGCGAATGAATTTACATTTAGCAGAAGGAGGCGAGCCCAAGTTGCTGTGTCTGAGTTTGAATACTTGGGCGCGGTTGCTGGGTCTGTTGCTTTTGCTGCCACCTCTTTTTCTATCAATCCTGGTCTTGCTCCAACATTTCCTTGGTTGGCTTCTATAGCTGCCAAGTTTGAGATGTTCAAATTTATGTCTCTTGAGTTTGTCTATGTACAGACAACTGCGACTACGTCAACAGGTTCAATTACTTTTGCTTTTGATCCTGATGCTGTCGATGTGATTCCTGTTTCTAAACAACAGATGATTGCTTTTGAGACCAAGACAACAGGTTCTCCTTGGGTTAATCTCAAGTTGAAAATTCCTCCTAAATCTCGCTTTGCTAAAGATTTGTTCATACGAACAGGCGCTGTTCCCGCCAATACTGACGAGAAGACTTATGATTTAGGGAATTTTATTTATTCCACTCAAGGACAAGCTAATACCAATCAAATCGGTGAACTATATGTTCGTTATAAAGTTGCTTTAATAGCACCCGAATTATTGAC